GTGGGCTATGACTGCCTGCTGGTCCAGTCCGACAATCTCTGCGGGGAGTCTCCCAACTATACCAACATTTGTGCCAGTGCCAACGGCTGGCAGGCGGACCTTTTCCTGTCCATCCACTGCAATGCGGCGGCAGCGGAAGAAGCCCAGGGAACGGAAACCCTGGTGTACAGCAGTGACAGTGCAGAAGCCTGCGGTCTGGCGGAATGCATCCAGAACCAGATCGTCCAGAGCCTGGGTACCGTGGACCGGGGCGTAAAGGAACGGCCGGGGCTGGCAGTGCTCAGGGAAACGGAGATGCCGGCTGTCCTTGTGGAAACGGCTTTCATCACCAATGAGGAAGATGTACAGCTCCTGATGAACCGGAAGGACGAATTTGCCCGTGCCATTGCCCGCGGGGTGACGGATTATGTGGCCCAGAAAGGATGAGAGACCATGGACATGTGGCGGATCAGCGATGAATTTCTTCTGGGCTATCTGTTGGGTATCCTGACCGGGGTGCTTCTCTTTACCCTGGTCATCTGAAGAAAGAGGGTGAGGATCATTGAGAAAAAGCGCCTGGTGCTTGTTGCTGTGCTTGTTGTTGTCCTTTCCGCAGGTCTCCTGGGCTTCTGGGTATACCATAACGGAAGAGGAACTGCCCCGGTTGGAAGCGAATATAAGCGAGCTGCAGACCATCAACAACAGATTACAGAAGGAATCCAGTCAGCAGAAGAAACGCATGGAGGAATTGGAAACGCAATTGACAAAAGCGCAGAGCGAATTGCAGAAAGCCAGGGAACAGTCCAGTCTGCTCGGGAATCAATTGAAAGAACTGGAGAGAACCTCGATCAGGCAGGAAGAATCCTTGCGGATTGCCAACGAATCCTTAGCCGCGTACGAGAAAGAAAACAATAGAACACAGAAACGGCTGAAGGCCCAGCGGAACCTGGCTTACGGGATAGGTACGGTGCTGCTGGCGGCTTTGGTGCGGAAATGAAGAACACCGTGGTGGGAAGCTCTCTGCCACGGTTCTTTTTTATTGCAGCCCCAAAATTTGCACACTGTCTATGGTATAATAAATTATAGTGTAACTGCAGGGCTATCCCACCTTCCATCTCTCTATGGAATGTTTCATCTGCAAAAGGGAATCGAAGTAGTGGAAACTGGAAGAGACGTATCAGTGGTTTGCGGGGATGATGGAGATCAATAGCTGATATCAGCTTAAAGACTGTACTTCGAAGAAAAAGGCAAATAGAGTAAATACCGGGAGTAAATCATATGGAAACGTTCAATAACACAACGAAAGTCGTCCGGGATGACTTGGCTAAGAAAATAAAATCGGGCAGCAAGCTTTCTATGGCTGCGGCCTGTTTTTCCATCTACGCCTACCAGGCACTGAAAGAGGAACTGGAAAGTTGTGATGAACTCCGGTTTATTTTTACCTCTCCTACTTTTGTTGCAGAAAAGACGCCGAAAGAACGCCGGGAATTTTATATCCCGCGACTGCAGCGCGAGAAAAGCCTCTACGGGACAGAATTCGAAGTACGTCTGAGAAATGAATTGAAGCAAAAGGCTGTTGCCAAAGAATGTGCAGCCTGGATGCAGAAGAAAGTCCATTTTAAATCCAATACCACCAACGAAGGTATGAATAATTTTCTGCTGGTACAGAACCCGGATCAGATTTATACCTACATGCCCTTAAATGCCTTTACAACAGTTGACCTTGGCTGCGAACGGGGCAATAATCTCACAAACATGGTAACTCGCATCGAGAATCCTTCCAGCCAGGAATTTCTAAAGATGTTCGATCGGGTTTGGAATGACGAAGAGAAACTCGCCGATGTGACGGATGATGTGATTGATATGATTTCTTCCGTGTATCAGGAAAATTCTCCGGAACTCATTTATTTTATGACCCTCTATAACATCTTCAATGAATTCCTCGAAGATATTTCAGAAGATGTCCTGCCCAATGAGGCGACCGGATTCAAGAACAGCCAAATCTGGAATAAGCTCTATAATTTCCAAAAAGATGCAGTGCTGGGAATCATCAATAAACTGGAACAGTACAATGGCTGCATCCTGGCGGACAGTGTAGGTCTTGGCAAAACCTTTACGGCTTTGGCTGTCATTAAATATTATGAAGGACGGAACAAGAATGTACTGGTCCTCTGCCCGAAAAAGCTTTCGGAAAACTGGATGACCTATCGGGGAAATCTGGTAAACAATCCTTTGTCCGAAGATCGCTTCCGATATGATGTGCTTTACCATACGGACCTTTCCCGGAACAGCGGAAAGACTCCCATCGGTCTGCCTATCGAACGGATCAACTGGGGAAACTATGATCTTGTAGTGATTGACGAAAGCCATAACTTCCGGAACGGAAATGGAACCGACACCCATGGGGGCGAAAAAGAGAACCGGTATATGCGGCTCATGAACCGGGTCATAAAGCCGGGCGTCCGTACCAAAGTGCTCATGCTCTCCGCTACGCCTGTTAACAACCGTTTTTATGACCTGCGGAATCAGCTGGCCCTGGCGTATGAAGGAAATCCGGAAGAAATCAATGAAAAACTGAATACCAAATCAGATATCGATGCAATCTTCCGCCGTGCTCAGAAGGTTTATAATGCCTGGTGCAAACTTCCGGAAGGGGAACGGACTACGAAAAATCTGCTTTCCCAACTGGACTTTGACTTTTTTGAAGTGCTGGATGCTGTCACTATTGCCAGATCCAGACATCATATCCAGCGATATTATGATACCAAGGACATTGGTAATTTCCCTACCAGAAATAAGCCAATTTCTCTGTACCCGAAACTGACGGACAAAAAAGACGCCATCAACTATAAAGAAGTCTATGAGTGCTTGTCTGATCTGCGCCTTACCATTTATACACCAACCCAATATATCCTCCCCAGTAAGATGAAACATTATCTGTCTGAGAAAGAAACAGAGAATTTCCGGAAAGGCCGTGAATCCGGTATCCAGCGTTTGATGAGCATTAACCTCCTGAAGCGGATGGAAAGCTCCGTACATTCTTTCTTGCTGACGGTACAGAAGGTTTATCAGTATCTTAAAGATACGGACCAGGTAATTGATTCCTTTATCAAAAATGGAAAAGGTAATTTGAAAGAAATGACGGACCTATCCGGGGCCGCAGGGGAATTTGACGATGATGACCAGAACACGGACTTTTTCTCGGTAGGGAAAAAGCTCCAGATCAATCTGGAGGATATGGATTATATTTCTTGGCAAAGGGATATTGAGGCTGATATCGAGACTCTTTCCCTTTTGATCAGCATGGTGAAAGACATCACGCCGGAATACGACTATAAGTTGAACCAGCTTTTTAAGGTCATTCGTGAGAAGGAAGCCAATCCCATTAATCCGGGAAACCGGAAAGTCCTGATCTTTACGGCCTTTGCAGATACGGCCGAATATCTGTACGAAAATATTGCGCCTAAGGCAAAGGCGCTGGGCCTTAACACCGCTCTTGTTACGGGCAGTATCGAAGGGCGGACTACCATACCGAATTTCAAACCGGAGATGAACCATGTGCTTACTTGTTTCTCTCCCATCTCCAAAGACCGGGATATTCTTTATCCCCAGGATAAGAATAACAACATTGATATCCTGATTGGAACCGACTGTATTTCCGAAGGGCAGAATCTGCAGGACTGTGATTACTGTATCAATTACGATATCCATTGGAATCCTGTACGGATTATCCAGCGTTTCGGACGGATTGACCGAATTGGCAGCCGGAACCAGAAAATCCAGCTGGTCAACTTCTGGCCGGATTTAACTTTGGATGAATACATCAATCTGAAGGCCAGAGTAGAAACAAGGATGCGGATTTCTGTCATGACCTCTACCGGGGATGATGATTTAATCAACCAGAACGAAAAAGGAGATTTACAGTACCGGAAAGAACAATTGAAAAAACTGCAGGAAGAAGTCGTCGACCTGGAAGATATGTCCAGCGGCGTTTCTATTACCGATCTGGGGCTGAATGACTTCCGTATGGATCTCCTGGCCTATATGAAAGAACATCCGGATATCGACCATATTCCTTTTGGCATCCAGGCGGTGGCCAAAGGAGAAAAGCCCGGGGTCATTTTCGTACTGAAAAATGTAAACGCAGAAATCAACATAAAAAATCAAAATCGTCTGCATCCCTTTTATATGGTGTATGTAGGAAACGATGGAGAAATTATTACCAATCATCTGCAACCCAAAGAAACCCTGGATGAGATGCGCCATATTGCCAAGGGGAAAAGCACTCCGGATCAGACACTGTGCCATCTGTTCAATAAAGAAACGAAAGATGGCCGGAATATGAGCGGCGTTTCCAAACTCCTTGAAGATGCCATCAGTTCGATTATAGAAGCCAAAGATGAAGAAGATATTTCCAGCTTCTTCTCTGCAGGGGCTACAACCTTCCAGTTAGAAGGATTTTCCGGACTTGAAGATTTCGAGCTGATTTGTTTCCTGGTGGTGAGATAAATGATCAATTTTCCGCAAAGTACGGTAGTTCATAGGCGTCTGCCTAAAGAAGCGTTTTATAAACATCTGCCGCTGACAGCAGCGGTGAAAGCAAAATTTGTATCCGATGTAGATCGGATTCAAGTGGAAAACACCCTGACAAAAGATAATCTGAATCTAGGGAAAGAATCGGAGATAAAGGAAATCCTGCTTCTATCGATTACCCTTAAGAAACAGGATTTTGATGGAAAGATTGTAGAAGCTATCGCAAGGCAGAACCCGCATAAGCTTGTTTTTCTGCTTGTTTATGAAGATCAGCGTCAGCTGGCAGTTTATCACAGCAAACTTTATCGTTCGGCATGGGTACAGGAGAAAGATCTGGATCTTGTCCTTCAGGGAAGCACACTAAATGAAATCTGGGATGATTTGGTTCGACAGATTGCCATTTCTTCAGAAGCCTTGCTGAAGGAAGAAAATCAGTCAATCGAGGATCAGCTGTGGAACCAGGATGAAATCAACCGGTTGAATAAGCTGATCGAGAAAACAGAAGCCGCCGCCTGGAAGGAACAGCAGCCAAAAAAGCGGTTTGAGCTGTATACCCGGCTGCAAGACTATAAACGTCAAATGGAGGAAATTACTCATGGAAAAGCTTAGAATGCATACACCGGATATGGCTGAAGAAAATTATAAAAAACTCGCTGCGCTGTTTCCCAATGCAGTGACGGAGACCATTGATGATGACGGGAATGTAGTACGTGCCATTGATAAAGACGTGTTGATGCAGGAAATCAACACCAAAGTAGTAGATGATGGACAGGAACGGTATCAGTTTACCTGGCCGGATAAACGGAAGGCAATTATTCTTGCCAACCAACCTATTGCGAAAACGTTACGGTTTGAAAAAGAGAAATCTGTAGGTAGAGATGGTACACCTGGGGGGACAGATTCAGAGAATATCTACATCGAAGGAGACAACCTGGATGCACTGAAACTGTTGCAGGAAACGTATCTTGGCAAAGTAAAAATGATTTATATCGACCCACCCTACAACACGGGCAACGACTTTATTTATGAGGATGATTTTTCCCAGAGTATAGAAGAATACGCTAGGAACAGCGGCCAACGGGATGAAGAAGGGAACCGGCTGGTGCAGAACAGCGAAACCAATGGGCGGTTCCATACGGATTGGCTGAATATGATGTATCCGAGACTGAAGATTGCAAAAGATTTATTAACTTTTGATGGAGTTATATTTATTTCTATTGATGACAATGAAGCGGTCAACCTCAAAAAGATTTGTGATGAAATATTTGGAGAATCTAATTTTGTAGCTCAATTGGCTGTTCAATTAAATCCGCGTGGGAGAAATCTGGACATCTTTGTTGCTAGGACATTTGAATATGTCCTTGTATATGCGAAAAATTATATGGAACCTTCTACTATTTCTGGAGTTGAAAAAGAAGGAAGAATGGTTAACGAGTACAACAAAGAGGATTACAAAGGAAAGTATCGTCAAATAGGATTGCGAAATAGAAATCAATCTTTCAATCCTCAAACGAGGCCAAATTTGTATTACCCGCTTTATGTTGATCCTCGGACTAAAAGGGTTTCTATTGTAAAAAAAGATAACTATGTTGAGGAAGTTTGGCCAGATGCTCCAGATGGAACAAAGACATGTTGGACTTGGATGTCAAAAAAGGTTGATGAAGAAAATGATTTGATAGAAGCAGAAAAGACTGGAAATGAATGGAGAATTTATAGAAAAGATTATCTTGTCAAAGACGGTAAAGTTGCAACAACTCTTGTTAAATCGCTTTGGACAGAAAACACAATAAATAATGATTACGGGAAAAAGTCCATAAAAGATTTATTCGGAAGTAATGTTATGAGCTTTCCAAAAGCACCTGACTTGATTAAAAGTATGGAAAAAATCGGCACGAAATCAGATTCAATTGTTCTGGATTTTTTTTCTGGTTCTGCAACCACTGCACACTCATTGTTTGAACTTAACTCAGAGGATCATGGACAAAGGAAGTTTATAATGATGCAATTACCAGAAGTGCTAGAAGAGAAATCCCTGGGTTATAAAGCTGGCTTCAAAACCATCTGTGACATCGGCGAAGAGCGCATCCGCCGTGCTGGCAAGAAAATTAAGGAAAAAACTAGCGCAGACATTGACTATGGCTTCCGTTGTTTTAAGGTAGATTCTTCTAATATGGAAGATGTCTATTACAAACCTTCTGAAGTAAAACAGGCAGAAATCGATTTGTTTGCAGACAATATCAAGGCGGACCGGACACCGGAAGACCTGCTTATCCAGGTGATGCTGGATTTAGGAGTACTGCTTTCTTCTAAGGTTGAGAAGACCCAAATTGCAGGGAAACATGTATTTTCCGTGGCTGAAGGCTACTTGATTGCCTGCTTCGATGATGAAGTAACAGAAGAGGTCGTAACGGCTATTGCCAAGAAGAAGCCGTTCTATGCGGTATTCCGTGACAGTTCTATGGCCGATGACAGCGTTGCAGCCAATTTTGAACAGATTTTTGCGACCTACAGTCCTCAAACGGTAAGGAAGGTGCTGTAAAATGGCAAAAATGAAATTTAAATTCACGATACAGGGCTATCAGACAGAAGCTGTTGACAGTGTGGTCAAAGTCTTTGCCGGGCAGCCGTTCCAGGATAAGGTGAGCTATCGCCGAGATATCGGAAACCAGGAAATCCAGGGGAGTTTACTCACAAACAGTACTTCGGATCTGGATTTATACACGGGGTTCGCCAATGCGCCGGTGGCGCTGAATCAGCCTCAGCTGCTACAGAATATCCAGAAGGTCCAGAATGACAACAATATCAAAACGTCCTCTACGTTGGCAAAGCATATGGGGGCCTGTTCTCTTGATGTAGAGATGGAGACAGGTACCGGGAAGACGTATGTCTACATCAAGACCATGTTTGAACTGAACAAGCACTATGGCTGGAGTAAGTTCATTGTGGTCGTTCCGTCCATTGCAATCCGGGAAGGCGTACAGAAAAGCTTTCAGACGATGCAGGATCATTTTATGGAACTGTACGGGAAAAAGGCTCGTTTTTTCGTTTACAATTCCAAAAATCTGACGGACATTGATAATTTCAGTTCCAGTGCTGATCTTTCGGTGATGATCATCAATGTCCAGGCGTTCAATGCCCGGGGCAAAGATGCCAGAAGGATCCGGATGGAACTGGATGAATTTGGCAGTCGGAAGCCCATCGACGTGATCCAGGCAAACCGGCCGATTGTGATCTTGGATGAACCCCAGAAAATGGGGGGCGAAAAAACTCAGGCATCTTTGAAAGAATTCAATCCGTTATTTACGTTGAACTATTCAGCAACCCATAAAGAACATCATGATCTGGTGTATGTTCTGGATGCGCTGGATGCTTATCAGATGAAACTGGTTAAAAAAATCGAAGTGAAGGGGTTCGATATTAAAAACTTTCGGGGAACCGATGGCTATTTATTCTTAGAAGAGATTATACCATCTAATACGAAACCGCCTATGGCTAGACTCGAATTCGAAATCAGGTATGATAAGTCGATTAACAGAGAGCCCCGTATCGTAGGAGTGGATGATGATCTTTATGTACTTTCCAAGGGAATGGAGCAATATCGGGATTACCATATTAACGAAATTGATCCTGTCCGAGGGATTGTAACGTTTACGAATGGGGTGGAAATCCATACGGGTGAAGCCCTGGGTGACGTCAATGAAAAAGATATTCGCAGAGTCCAAATCCGGGAAACCATCCGTTCCCATTTCGAAAAGGAAAAGGAACTGTTTAACCGCGGCATCAAAACACTGTCTTTGTTCTTTATCGATAAGGTGGAAAATTATCGGAAGTATGATGCAGATGGGAACGAAGTCAATTCCGAATATGGGCAGATGTTCGAAGAGGAGTATAATTCTATCCTGAAGGACTATCTGACGTTGTTCCCTACGCCTTATGAACAGTATCTGCGCAGCATTGATGTGCACGCTACCCATACAGGGTATTTCAGTGTGGATAAAAAAGGCCATAAGGTAGACTCCAACTTGAAGCGGGGGACCGATGTCAGTGATGATGAATCTGCCTATGAGCTGATTATGAAGGACAAGGAAAAATTATTGTCCTTCGATAATCCCGTCCGGTTTATCTTTTCTCACTCCGCCCTGCGGGAGGGGTGGGATAACCCGAATGTGTTCCAAATCTGTACGCTGAAGCACGGCGGGGATTCTACTACCAATAAGCGCCAGGAAGTGGGTCGCGGGCTTCGGATCTGTGTTAACCAGTTTGGTGACAGGATGGATGAACACGTCCTTGGACCGGAAGTCCAGGAAGTGAACAAGCTGACAGTCATTGCCAGCGATGGCTATAAAGAATTCGTTTCTTCGCTCCAGAAAGAGATTCGGGATGATCTGTATGAACGTCCGACTAAAGTTACCCTGGAATACTTCCAAAACAAGCGGGTCAAAATTGGGGATGGCGTGGTTACGATTACCAGCGATCAGGCTTCTTCCATTTACTTCTATCTGGTAAAACATGATTACATTGATGAAGATGGACATGTGACAGATCAATATCGCACTGACGTTGAAAATAGAACGTTGGCCCCGCTTCCAGAAAAGGTAAAAGATATTGCAGCCGGCGTTCATGCCCTTGTCCAGAGTGTCTTTGACGAACACGCGCTGGACGGCATGATTGAAGATGGCAACCAGACTAAAATCCGTGAGAACGCACTGAACGATAATTTCTACAAAAAGGAATTCCAGACCCTTTGGAATTACATCAATCACAAGTGGAGCTATACGGTACACTTTAACAGCCAGGAATTGATAGAAAAAGCAATCAAACATATTGAGGAGAAGCTTTTTGTCTCAGAACTTCAATATACGGTAACGCTGGGAATCCAGGGAGAAGACTGGTCTGCCGAGACGGTGAAAGACGGCAGTGGCTTTGTAGCAGATAAGAGTCATACCTACGAGCTGAAACGGACGGAAACCAGCCAGGTAAAGTACGATTTGATCGGTAAAATCGGAGCAGGGACCCATCTGACTAGAAAGTCCGTAGCGGCTATTTTAAAGGGGATTTCTCCCGTTAAATTTGCTATGTACGCTTATAATCCGGAAGAATTCATAGCAAAGGTGATCAAACTCATTAATGAAGAAAAGGCGACCATGATTGTGGATGCCATCACCTACAACCAGACAGATGGAACCTACGAATCTGAGATCTTCACCGCTGAAAAGAATAAAGATTTTTCCAAGGCATACCGTGCTCGAAAAAATGTCCAGGATTATGTCTTTGCTGACGGAACCGCAGAAAAATCCATTGAACGGAAATTCGCGGAAGCCATGGATGTCGATGATAAAGTGGTTGTATATGCCAAGCTGCCGCGGGGCTTCCAAATCCCGACTCCCGTTGGAAACTATGCGCCGGATTGGGCCATAGCCTTCCAGAAGGGAACTGTAAAACACATTTACTTTGTTGCAGAAACCAAGGGATCCATGGAAAGCCTGGATTTGCGTCCCATTGAACAAGCGAAGATTAAATGCGCCAAGAAACTCTTTAATGAAATTTCAAAGGATGATGTGGTGTACGGGCAGGTAGATTCCTATCAGAATCTGCTGAGCTTGATGAATGCAATTTAAAAGGGAAAAGGATAAAACTGATGTAAAGAAACAGAGTTTATTCTTTGATTCTTATCGTATGGGGAAGTGGATATTAAATGCACGGGTTAAAAATCTATTTGGCAGACGGGAATTTTAAGGGGACCGTAACGATGAGCAGTGATTCATCAAAATTTACGGCAGTCCGCGTCAGCAGGAAAGCAATGCATGACTTTGATACAGAGCTGGATGGCACGGGAATTTATTTTCTCCTTGTCGGTACTGATGCGGTTTATGTAGGGCAGACCGGGTTGGATACTCTTCAAAAGAGAATATTGAATAAGCATTCTGCCGACATTGACAAGTCATGGCATACCGTGCTTGCCTTTAAGTTTGCCGATTTTACCATCACTACAAATGAGCTTTTGTTCATTGAAAACGCTATGTGTGAGTATGTCCATGCTCACTATCCGAAGTGCCTGACCACAACTCCGGCCAAGGAAAACTGCAATTCGAAATACAGAAAAGATCATTATCATCTTGGAGCTGCACAAATTCATACTTGCGAAGATTACATCAAAGACATCGAGCATTATATTTCGATGTTTCCGGGATCCATCTTTGATGGATTTGTACAACCAAAACCTCCAACTGGTGCGCCTGGACCCCAAAAACAGAAAACGCTTTTTCAGTTTATAAATAGTAAGCAGGGTGTGAAGGCAACGGCTGAAATCGAGATTCACACAGGCAATACGCAGCCAAGAGAAACAAGAGTGAAGGCAGGGGCTACGCTGTCTAAGGATGTATCACCCAATTTTAAATCTTCGGATTCTGTTAAACAAGAAAGAATGGAACTGGAAAAAGAAGGCAAGATTATTGACCGTGTATTGCAAGTAGATGTTCCCTTCAAATCCCAGAGTGCTGCTTTAGCTTTCCTCAATGGTACTTCTTTAAGTGGAAATAAATGCTGGAAGACAGTTGATGGAAACATACAGCTTGGGGATTTACTAGTGTAAACGACTAAAGGGGCAGAAATTAAAGAAATAAAAATTTATACTTTGCAGAGGAACGTCCAAGTGACGGGCCTCTTATTTTTTTTGTCTCAAGATCGATCAAAAAACCTTAGCCGGTATAGGAGCCATGGCAGCTTCTCATATCGTTTTTTTTTGCATGCCCAGAAAAATTATTTAAATTTTTTTTGGAGAAACCGTCAGAAAATCCACTCTCCCAAGGCTAAAGAGTGGAGGGGAAAACGATACTAACCCTCAGAAAGGAGGAAAAGCCATGAAGCAAAGAGTTAGCATCAGCGTTTCTGCGGCAAAGGGTGGTGGGCATATCGCTGCCGTGCGGTCTGTGTCCGTGCGGGAACGGATCCTGCGGTTCCTGCTGGGCGGGAAAGAAAAAGTAACCATCATCGTACCAGGTGACTCTGTAGAGGAACTGGCCATCAGAGAACTTAACGAAGGAGGAAACTAAGGTGACGAAGGACAATTTAGAAAATCTTGCAAACGAACTGGCCAACTGTACAAAGGCCCTGCTGCGGATTGTAGAAGCTCTGGAAAATGGGATGAACAATAATACAGCAGAACCGGAAAAGGTTTTTCCGGAGCGGAAGGCCCTTTCCTTTGAAGAAGTCCGGAAAGCGGCGGCTGACAAGTCCCGCCAGGGATTCACGGCAGAAGTGAAAACCCTCATTGAAAAATATGGGGCGGAAAAACTCTCCAGCGTAAAGCCGGAAGACTATGAGGCCTTCATGAAGGAATTGGAGGGAATCAGCCATGCCGGATAAGCAGCATGCGGTTCTTTCCGCCTCGTCCAGCTACCGCTGGCTGGCCTGCCCGCCTTCCGCGTTGGAGTGTGCTAAGCGGCCGGACACCACAAGCGACTTTGCCCGGGAAGGTACGGATGCCCATACTCTCTGCGAATACAAGGTGAAGGAAGCCCTGGGCAGGAAGGCTCAGAATCCTACGAGGACCCTCGACTATTACAACGAGGAGATGGCCGAATACACGGACGATTATGCCCAATTCGTCATGGAGCGGCTTGCGGAAGCAAAGAAAGAGTGCAAGGATCCCATCGTCCTTGTAGAACAGCGGCTGGACTTTTCGAAATGGGTGCCGGACGGATTCGGTACAGGAGACTGTGTCATTGTGGCGGATGATACCCTGACCGTCATCGACTACAAGCACGGACTTGGTGTGGAAGTCAGCGCAGAGAAAAATCCCCAGATGATGTGTTATGCCCTGGGGGCCCTGGATCTTTTTGACGGGATTTACGATATCCAAAGGGTCTCCATGACCATCTTCCAGCCAAGGCGGGATAATGTCAGCACCTACGAAATGAGCAAGGCTGCTCTCATCGATTGGGCGGAGAAAGTCCTCAAACCCACGGCTGCTCTGGCGGCTAAAGGAGAAGGGGAGTACAAAGCCGGTGAGCACTGCCGGTTCTGCAAGATCAGGGCCACCTGCCGGAAACGGGCAGAGTATAACCTGGAACTTGCCAGGTACGACTTCACCATGCCATCTACTCTCTGTGACGCAGAAGTGGAAGCAGTGCTGGAAAAGGCCGATGACCTCGTAGCCTGGGTGGGAGATATTAAGGAATATGCCTTGCAGCAGGCTCTTTCCGGCAAGGCATGGGCTGGCTGGAAACTGGTGGAAGGGCGCTCCAATCGTCGTTATGTAGATGACGATGCGGTAGCCGCCAAAGTGGAAGAAGCCGGATACTCTCCCTACGAAAAGAAACTCATGGGCATCACAGCCCTGACCCACCTTCTGGGGAAACGGAGGTTTGATGAACTTCTGTCCGGCCTCATCGAAAAGCCCCAAGGCAAACCGGTCCTGGTACCGGAATCGGACAAACGCCCGGCTATGCATACCGCGGCAAAAGATTTTAGCAGTGAAAATTAAGGAGGAACGAACAATGAAACATTATGTAAACCCTTGCAAAGTGATTACCGGAGCAAATACCCGCTGGTCCTACGCCAACGTCTGGGAACCCAAATCCATCAACGGAGGAACCCCCAAGTACAGCGTGAGCCTCATCATCCCCAAGTCTGATACGAAGACCGTGGAAAAAGTGAAAGCAGCTATCCAGGCTGCCTATGAGGAAGGACAGGGCAAGCTCAAAGGAAACGGCCGCATCGTGCCGAAGCTGGAAACCATCAAGAACCCGCTCCGTGACGGAGATCTGGAACGGCCTGGGGATGACACCTACAAGGACAGCTACTTCATTAATGCCAATTCTGCCACGAAGCCTGGCATCGTAGATTCTTCCTGTCAGCAGATTCTGGAACGGTCTGAAGTGTACAGCGGGGTCTATGGAAGAGCCTCCATCAACTTCTACGCCTTTAATTCCAACGGCAACAAGGGCATTGCCTGCGGCCTGAACAACCTGCAGAAGATTCGTGACGGGGAGCCTCTGGGCGGAAAACCCAGAGCGGAAGACGACTTTGCTACAGCTGACGATGATGATTTCCTGGACTAAGGAGGAACCATAATGGAAAATATTTTGAAGTTGATTCTGGATTGTCTGTACTGTCTGGTTGCCCTGTGTGTTGGCGGCTTTTTCGTGGCCATGATCTACACGGATATCAAAAAGGACCAGCGGGATGAAATTGCGGCCCGGAATCGGGAAGAACGGGAAGCAGAATATCATCGCAAACAAATGGAATCCTTTCGGAAATAAGAATTGGTAAATGGTGGCGGCGGGGCCTTGTGCTTCGCCGCTTTTCTCGAGGTGAAACGTATGAAAACCATTAGTATCGATATTGAAACCTACAGCGAGGTGAACCTGGCCAAGTGCGGGGTGTATAAGTACGCCGAGTCTCCGGATTTTGCAATCCTCCTTTTTGGCTATGCGGTGGATGGGGGCCCAGTACGGGTCATCGATCTGGCCCAGGGGGAAACCATCCCGGAAGAGATTCTGGAGGCCCTCACCGATGATGCTGTGACCAAGTGGGCCTTCAATGCCAATTTCGAACGGGTGTGCCTGTCCCGGTATCTCACGGATCTGGGGAGGAGCCTGGATCCCTTCCATGACCGGCACTCGCTTTCTAAGGACTGTGCACGGTTCCTGAACCCGGCCGGCTGGAAGTGCTCTATGGTGTGGTCTGCCTATATGGGGCTGCCCCTTTCCCTGGAGGGAGTGGGAGCGGTGCTGAACCTGGACAACCAGAAAATGAAGGAAGGGCGGGACCTGATCCGTTACTTTTGCGTGCCCTGCAAGGAAACTAAGACCAACGGGGGCAGGACCCGGAACCTTCCAAGCCATGCCCCGGATAAATGGAATCTTTTCAAGAGCTACAACAAGCGGGATGTGGAAGTGGAAATGGCCATCCAGGAAAGGCTGCAAAAGTATCCTGTCCCAGACCAGGTGTGGGAGGAATACCATCAGGACCAGGAAATCAACGACCGGGGGATCGCCATTGATCTGGAACTGGCCCGGCAGGCAGTGGCCATGGATGCCAAAAGCCGGGAGAGCCTGATGGGAGCTCTGAAGGAAAAGACCGGCCTGGAGAATCCCAATTCAGTCCTCCAGATGCTGGGTTGGCTCGAAGCCCGTGGCCTAAAGTCGGACTCCCTGGGGAAGAAGCAGGTGAAGGAACTATTGAAAACGGCCCAGGAGCCTCTCCGCAGTGTGTTGCAGCTCCGGCAAAAGCTGGCCAAGTCTTCTGTGAAGAAGTACCAGGCCATGGAAATGACCGCGTGTCAGGACGGCAGGGCTCGGGGTATGTTTCAGTTTTACGGGGCAAACCGTACTGGACGGTATGCGGGGCGGCACATTCAATTGCAAAATCTCGTGAGAAACACCATACCGGACCTTTCCGAAGCCCGGGAGCTGGTACGGCAGGGGAACTACGAGGCCCTGGAACTGCTCTACGATTCTGTGCCGGATGTGCTGTCTCAGCTGATCCGGACAGCCTTTGTGCCCCGTGAGGGGATGAAGTTTGTGGTCTCGGACTTCTCGGCCATTGAGGCAAGGGTCATTTCCTGGATGGCCGGGGAAAAGTGGAAAGCCGCAGCTTTTGCAGCCGGGAAGGACATCTACTGCTCAACGGCCAGCCAGATGTTTGGAGTGCCCGTGGTGAAACACGGGGTGAACGGGGATTTGCGCCAGAAGGGGAAAATCGCGGAACTGGCCTGTATCGCGGAAGGCCAGCTTGTCCTTACGGATCACGGCCTTATCCCCATTGAAAAAGTGACCATGGAAGACCGGGTCTGGGATGGAGAGAACTGGGTCCACCATGGCGGGGTGGTCTACAGAGGCGAAAGAGAGGTGATGCGGTATGCCGGTCTCCTGGCTACTACGGATCACCTGGTCTATGTAGAGGAAAAGGTGGAACCCGTTCCGTTTCAGGCAGCGGCGGAGAATGGGTACCACCTTCGAAGATTGTGCTCATCCATCGTGATACGGTATGGAGATCCGCCTGCCCGGGCCAGGGTCTATGACATCCTCAATGCCGGACCCCATCACCGTTTTACCGTATCGGACTGCCTAGTGCATAACTGCGGATACGGCGGCTCCGTGGGCGCTTTGAAGGCCATGGGGGCCATGGATATGGGGATCACGGAAGAGGAACTGGGACCTCTGGTCCAGTCCTGGCGGGCTGCCAATCCCCACATCGTGGATTTCTGGTGGCAGGTGGATGGGGCCGTAAAGACCGCCATCAAGCAGCGGATCCCCGTCCAGGTCAATAACCTCCGGTTCTTCTGTAAGAGCGGCATGCTGTTCATCGAACTCCCCAGTGGGCGGCGGCTGTCCTACGTGAAGCCTCGGATCGGGGAGAATCAATTCGGTGGGGAATCCGTGACCTATGAAGGCATAGGAGCTACTAAGAAATGGGAACGATTGGAAAGCTACGGACCAAAGTTTGTGGAAAACATCGTCCAGGGAACGGCCAGGGATATCCTATGCTATGCCATGCAGACCCTCCGGCACTGTGCCATTGTGGGCCATGTCCACGATGAACTGATCATCGAGTGCAGCAAGGAAGTGAGCGTGGATGCCATTTGCCAGCAGATGGGCCGGACCCCTCCCTGGGCGGAAGGGCTGATCCTCCGGGCGGATGGGTATGAATGTGAATTTTATCAGAAAGATTGAACGAAACCGTCAGAAAACACCTCCTGCCGTGGCTAGTAAGCAGGAGGTGTTTATTCATGAACGATATACAGAAAGCACAGATTCGGGAACTGCGGCTCCAGGGAGTCGGGTATCGGAAAATCGCCAAAGAAACAGGCATGTCGGAGAATACCGTCAAATCCTACTGCCGCAGACACCCTTTATCCCCCAAGGAGCCGGAAACAGAACAAGCCCATCACTGCCTGCAATGCGGTCAGCCTATTGAGCAGAACGACAAACGGAAGGAGAAGAAGTTCTGCTCCGATGCCTGCCGGATGGCCTGGTGGAACAGCCATCGGGACAAGGTGAACCATAGGATTGTACGAAAGATGGAATGCCCTTGCTGTCACGAGATATTCACCGTCTACGGGAATGGGCAGCGCAAATACTGCTCCCACACTTGCTATGTAAAAGACAGGTTCGGAGGTGGCCAAGATGGACGCTAAGCAGTTGAAGCAGGAGAAGATGTACCTGGCCGCCATGCACTTCATCAGGGGAATGCTCCAGGAGGGCCTGCTTACAAAGGCTGAATACGGAAAAGCCGAACGGCAGTTCCGGAATAAATATTGTCCTGTGATCGGCCCATTATTAGCAGATATTGACTTGCTATAAATCCGGTTCAGAGTGAGTAATAGTAGCAAAAGGAGTTGATACAATGAAGAAAATCACGCGGGTCAGTCGGCCCATGCCGGCCATCGTGCGGAGAAAAAAAGTGGCAGCCTATGCCCGGGTCTCCGTGGAGTCGGAACGGATGAACCATTCCTTATCGGCTCAGATCAGCTACTATAACGGCCTGATCCAGAGAAACCCGGAATGGGAATTTGCCGGTGTCTATGCAGACGACGGCATCAGCGGAACAACCATCGACAAGCGAAAAGGATTCAAGCAGATGCTGGCAGACTGTGAAGCAGGAAAGATTGACATTATCCTTACAAAGTCCATCCAGCGCTTTGCCAGGAACACGGTAGACCTTTTAACGACAGTGCGGCATTTGAAAGACCTGGGTATAGAAGTGCGGTTCGAGAAAGAGCATATCCGCTCCCTTACGGGTGACGGCGAACTGATGCTTTCCATCCTGGCATCCTTTGCCCAGGAAGAGAGCCGTTCCATCAGCGAAAATGTCAAATGGGCAACCCGGAAGCGGTTTGCAAAAGGGATTCCCAATGGACGATTCCGAATTTACGGTTACCGCTGGAACGATGACCAACTTGTTGTTGAACCGAAAGAAGCAGCCATCGTAAGGCTCATTTATGATAACTTTTTGAAGGGCCTATCAGCCGAGAGTACGGAAAAGCAGCTGGAACAGATGGGGATAAAATCATACAATGGGAAACATTTCGGTAATGCAGCCGTTCGAGGTATATTACAGAACATTACTTATACTGGCAACATGTTGTTTCAGAAAGCATATATTGCAGATCCCATTACTGGGAAAGCCAAAATCAATCATGGAGAACTTCCACAATATTTTGTTGAAAACACTCATGAAGCCATAATTCCCATAAAGACCTATAAAAAGGTAAAGGAAGAAATTGAAAGACGCAGGGAACTGGGTGCTTTAGCGAATTGGTCCATTAATACCTGCTGTTTTACCAGTAAAATCAAGTGTGGAATTTGTGGAAAAAGCTATGTACATAGTATTCGCAGAGATCAAAAGAAAGAGAATGTCTGGACCTGTATTTCTCATAAAAGAAAGGGAAGAACTTGTCACTCAAAGGGTGGAATTCCACAAAAAGTCCTTATTAAAGAATGCACAGAAGTTCTGGAGCTTTCCAAATTTGATGAAAAAGTCTTTCTGAATCAAGTGGATAAAATTGTAGTCACTGAGCCACATGTGATGGTGTTTCATATGAAAAATGGAGAGCAGATTACACGGCAATGGGTTTCTACTGCCCGGAAGGACGCATGGACTAGTGAACGCCGGAAGGAATGGGGAGAAAGACATAAGCTAAAAAGCACAAATCCCAATCGAAAGATATTCAATGAGTTCACGGGGTTTATCAAATGCGGGAAATGTGGGGAAAATTACAGGAGCCAACAAACTACATATTCTGATGGAAAAAAGGAACGGTACTGGCGGTGTGCTGGTATATGTGGCAATGAAGCCATCAAAGACAGCACTATGAAAAAGTTAACTGCTTCTGTGCTGGGATTGGACACTTTCAATGAGGGAAAAATGGATGAATTTCTTGAAAAGGCAGTTGTTCTGAATGGAGAAATAACATTCCATTTTAAAGATGGCCATATGGAAACCAGGCAATATAGAGAAAGAAAACGGGGAACCCGTCATAGCGAAGCGTATCGGGCTTATATGCATGAAATCATGCAATATGCAAAACGCAAGGACCCAGAGGCTAAAAAAATAATGCTTGCGCTGAAAGAAGAATGGAAGAGAAAGGATAATCGATGGAAAAAACAGTAAGAGCGATTCCGGCAACAATCAGCCGTTATACATCATCTCCGATAAATAGTCGGAAGAAAAGGAAAGTAGCAGGGTACGCACGAGTTTCAACAGACCACGATGATCAGATTACTAGCTATGAAGCCCAGGTCGATTATTATACAAACTATATCAAAGGGCGGGATGACTGGGAATTTGTAGGTATCTATACGGATGAAGGAATCTCTGGTACAAATACCCGCCATCGTGATGGATTCAAGCGAATGGTCAATGATGCTCTGGAAGGAAAAATTGACCTGATCATTACAAAGTCTGTCAGCCGCTTTGCCAGAAATACCGTCGATAGCCTTTCTACTATTCGGAAATTAAAAGAACACAAGATAGAGTGCTACTTTGAAAAGGAAAACATCTGGACTTTTGACAGCAAGGGAGAATTGCTCCTGACGATCATGAGTTCCCTGGCCCAGGAAGAAAGCCGGAGTATTTCAGAAAATGTCACCTGGGGTCATCGGAAGCGGTTTGCCGATGGCAAAGTCAGCGTCGCTTACAGCCGTTTCCTGGGATACAAGAAAGGCCCGAACGGTGGGCTAGTAGTTGTACCAGAAGAAGCAACAACGATCAAGCTCATCTACAAGCTATTCCTAGAAGGCTTGGGAACAACAACTATTGCCAAGCAACTAACAAAACGAGGACTTAAAACCCCAGGAGGAAAATCCAAATGGAGTGCACGTACGGTTTACAGTATCCTTCAAAACGAAAAGTACAAGGGAGATGCACTTCTACAAAAAAGCTATACGGTTGATTTTCTTACAAAGAAAACGAAAATCAACGAAGGGGAAGTCCCCCAATACTATGTAGAGCATGACCATGAAGCCATTATTGAACCTCAGACCTTTGAAATGGTGCAAGCGGAACTGAAACGTAGAAATAAAGCACGGAAGTACTTCAGTGGTACTAGCATCTTTTCCACCAAAATCCAGTGTGCTGAATGCGGAGGATGGTACGGTGCGAAGGTCTGGCACTCCAATGACAAGTACCGCAGGATCATCTACCAGTGTAATAATAAGTTCCGAAACAATACAGGGTGCAGAACGCCGCATCTGACAGAAGAGGAAATCAAGATGTACTTCGTCCGGGCAATGAATCAGATGATTACAGAGAAGGATGAAATTATCCAGACCATCGAGGATGCTAGGCAGGTGATCTGTGACAACGGAGACCTTCTAGCCAAACGAGATGCCATGCAGAAGGAAATCGGCATCCTGGTGGAAATGGCCCAGAATGCTGTGGAACGGAATGCACGGGTGGCGCAGAACCAGGAAGAGTACCAAAAACAGTATGATGACATCATCAGCCGCTATGATGCAATGAAAATTGAGTACGAACAACTGTGTGAGAAGATTGAAAACCGCCAGGATCGGAATGAGCAGCTTGGACGGTTCATTCAGGAACTGAAAGGTCGGAAGAACCTGCTCACCGAATTTGACCATTCACTCTGGTGTGCCCTGGTCGATAAAATGATAGTAAAAGATAAAGAGAATGTAACCGTGGTCTTTCAAGACGGGACGGAAATCAAGGCATAAATAGAAACCGCTTTGCAGAAATGCAGAGCGGTTTTTTCTTTGTCCAAAACACCAGGCATGTCAATTTTAACAGCAATTGCAGGGGGCTTCTGGGGTGCACTTCACTTTGCACCCCAGGGTGCATCGTTCAAGAATTTAAGGGAATAATCGTGTAATTGTATCAAATGTTGTAAGGCAACCGATCCCGCCACGAGCAGCCTGTGTTTGTTCAAGGAATCAATGATCTTTCCTGCAAACGGACGGCATAAAACGGTCCCCAGCTGAAAATACGTCATGGCAAGGCCCGCGTCCCTTTCGTTTCCATGAAGTTCTTTCAGGATATATAACGGCATGGCCGCAACCAGCAGATATTGGGATAGAAAATAAAAGAAATTCCCTCCCCCCATAGTCAT